TGTAAATGATTGATGATGATGAGAGTTTTAGAAGTGAACTTGTAAAACCAATTACACCAGAAACAAATAAAATATATGAAGACGATGGTACAGTAACATATATTGATAGAATTTACGGTGATATATTTGGTGGTGATAGATTAATTTTAAAAGATGGCACAACATATGAAGGTAAAATAGAAAGAAAATCTATTAAAAGAAAAGACGGAACTTTAGGTTATGTAAACTTTGCCAACAATAAATGGTTTGATAGAATGGGTATGCCAATTGAAAAACCAACAAATTTAGTTACAAGAGAGAAGAAAGATGGCGAGTAGAGTATTTTGTATTGGGAATGGTGAAAGTAGATTGCCAATAGATTTAAGTAAATTACGACCACACGGAAAGATTTATGGTTGTAATGCTTTGTATAGAGATTTTACACCAGATGTTTTAGTAGGTGTAGATCACGGAGTTATGCACGAAATATATCAAAGTGGTTATTGTGAAAAGAATGAAACTTGGTTTAGAAACTGGACTAGAGTGCCAAGAACAATGTATCATATGTTAGTTTATGGTAGTATGAAAAATGAAGATAAGGAACTTATAGACAAGTATCAATCAAATAAAATGGAAAACGATAGAGGCGATAGACAAGAGTTTGTATTTCACGGTTCAAATTTAGCTGGTAAAGTAAACATTTTAAAAACAAGCAGAAATAAAAAAGAGATAGTTGAAAAAGATGTAAACCACACAACAACATATGTTAGTTGGACAAGTGAAAATGATAAGGCAAATAATTTAGATGATTTAGTTGAAGGTGTAAGAGATCCAGGTTGGGCGTGTGGTGCATCAAGTGGACGAGTGGCAACAATAAGAGAAAAAGATTTAACAGAGATGTATTTGATAGGACACGACTTGGTAAGTGATACGAATAAATTAAACAATATGTATAAAGACACAAAACATTATGGATTATCAGCGGCGTCACCAATACCATCTGTAAACTGGATTAATCAATGGAAAACTCTAATGACAGATAATCCTAAAGTACAATTTTATAAAGTCAATCCAAATGGTGATAGTGGTGAAACACCAGTCAGTTCACCTATAAGTGAGTGGACTTCTATTAAGAATTTAAAGTACATATCATTTCAAAAGACACTTGACAAATTTGGTATTCTGTGATATAATAAGTGATATGTTTGATAAATTTATATACACAATGTTAGATAAAATTATTGAGTGGTGTGAACGTTATAAACAGTATAGAATTAAGAGGTCCTTACCAAAAGAAACTTGGGATTTAAAAACCAAACAAGAAGGCCTAAAAAAATGGGTAAAACAACGTGAGAACTCTTATAAATAAAAATGATACCGATTATACAGGTAACACAAATACAACGAATACGAAAATACAAAGGAGATAAAATATGGATTTCGAAGCGTTAAAACAATCGTCAAGTAACTTTGACAAACTTACAAAAGCCATCGAGGCAAATCTCGGCACCGAGAACAAAGATCAAAACAAATCAAAATACCAAGACGACAGATTCTGGAAACCAGAGTTAGATAAAACTGGTAACGGTTATGCTGTCATTAGATTTTTACCTGCAGTAGAAGGTGAAGACTTACCTTGGCAAAGAGTATGGTCACACGCATTCCAAGATGTGGGTGGTTGGTACATTGAAAATTCTTTAACAACACTAGGTCAAAAAGATCCTGTGTCAGAAGAAAATACTAGATTATGGAATACAGGATTAGATAGTGATAAAGAGATTGCTAGAAAGAGAAAAAGAAAATTATCTTACTACGCAAATATATTAATACAATCAGATCCTAAGCATCCAGAGAACGAAGGCAAGGTATTCTTATTCAAATTTGGTAAAAAGATATTTGATAAGATTACAGAGGCTATGCAACCTGCGTTTGAAGATGAGAAACCAGTAAATCCATTTGACTTTTGGAAAGGTGCTAACTTCAAATTGAAGATTAGAAAAGTTGATGGTTATTGGAACTATGATAAATCCGAGTTTGAAGCTGTGTCACCAGTTAATGAAGATGATGAGAAAATCAAATCTATATGGGGACAACAACACGCTTTAAAACCATTCCTAGACCCTAGTAATTTTAAGACCTATGATGAACTCAAAGAGAAACTGAATAGGACGATTACGGGTGTAAGAAGCACAACTACTGCTGATAAAGTAGACCTCCCACCTCAAAAGGCAGTTAGTGTGAAAAGTAATGAAGTCGCTTCGACTTCTGCTAGTGATGATGACGATACGTTATCTTACTTTAGTAAATTAGCAGAAGAGGAGTAATTCTCTCTCGCTTCATAAAACTTGAAAGGGCGCTCGAAAGGGCGCCTTTTTTATTATAAATATTGGTATGGCGATCAGCGTACTAGACCCTCTAAAAGATAAACAAGGTGGTATTCGTAAGAGTGCCAACTGGTATAAGAATATTGTTGCCGATTTAGGCGATAGAATTACTGCCAGAAAGCTAATGTCATCTGGCAAATTAAATGGTATTCCTAGTAGAGGAAGATTAAATATGTTCTTCTACGACCCTAAATATAAACAAGTATTACCTTATTATGATAGATTTCCATTGGTGTTACCAATAGAAACAATATCAGGTGGATTTATGGGTTTAAACTTTCACTATTTAAGACCAGTACAAAGAGTTAGTTTATTGAATAATCTACAAAAATTTGCATCTGGTGGAATGAGTAAAAGTACAAGAATTGATGCGACTTATGATGGAGTTAAAAATATAGGTATTGCTAAAACAACAATTAAAAAATATTTGTATGGTCACGTTAGATCAAGTTTTTTAAGAGTTGATTTTGATGAGGCGGCGTTGGCAGTAATGTTGCCAGTGCAACAATTTAAAAAAGGGAGTCCTTACTAATGGCGATTTTAAGAGGTGGAAGAAGAATTGGTAATTACGATATACGAGTAGGTATACCTAGAGATAGGTCACTCGATAATGTACTTGGCGATAAAAGACTTAAACAAATACAAGGTGGTAGTAAAGAATCTACAATAGGTAGATTTATAGGTCAAGTTGCTGAAGGTGAAGGATTTGCTAGACCAAATAGATTTTTAGTTGATTTCATATTACCAAATGGTGTTGCAGTAGGTGCAGATGTAGATAACAGTGCTCTATTTGAAGAAGAAATAACAAGATCAACAATCGCTGGAGAATTACAAAAAGAAAGACAATTACAAAGAGGGTTAAGAGGCTTTTGTTTTAATGTTGAAATGCCTTCTCGTACACTCAATACAACAGAATTTAAATCTTATGGACCACAAAGAGATGTGGTAACAGGTGAATCATATACACGTGAAATCACTTGTAGTTTTTATGCTGATAAGTTTTTAAGACAAAGAGTATTTTTTGAATTATGGCAAGGTGCAGCCTTTGACCAAAATACTCACAATGTACACTTCTATAATGAATATACTGGAGGTATTAGAATATACCAATTAGGTGCATTCTCTGGTGATGCTTATAGAGATAGAATTTCATATGGTGTAGAGTTAACAGAATGTTATCCAAAATCTATTGTTGCTGTTCCTTATAGTTATAATGAGGGTGGTGATGTACAAAAAGTAGATATAACATTTGCATTTAGACAGTGGTCTAACTTAACACTAGATCAAGTTAATAAATTTACAGTTGGTGGCGGATTTAAAGTACCAACAGTGAAAGAACCTAATAGAGGTTTGATTGGTAATATATTAAGTAAACTACCACCTGAAATAAGACGAGTAGGTAGAGATGCTGTGAATGTATTAAGACAAAGAGTACCAATCGGATCAGTATTTGGTGGTAAAGTGTTCCCACCATTTTTATAATTGAACATATATAATAACGTGAATAAAGGAGTAAATTATGGCGTTACCTCAAGCAAATATTGCTAAGTATGAGTTGACTTTACCATCCCAACAAAAAACGATTTCGTTTAGACCTTTTTTAGTAAAAGAAGAAAAAATATTATTAATGGCATTAGAAACTGGTAAACCAGATGAGATGTTAAGAGCAATAAAAGATATTGTTAAATCTTGTACATTTGGTGAACTAGAACCAGATGACCATCCATTATTTGATATTGAGTATGTATTTTTACAAGTAAGAGCAAAATCTGTTGGTGAAGTTGCTAAATTAAAAGTATTGTGTCCAGATGATAAAAAGACTTATGCGAATGCAGAAGTTGACATATCAAAAGTGGAAGTTTATGTTGATGATGACCACAGTAATAATATTGTGATAGATGAAACTAGACAATTAGGTGTAGTTTTAAAATATCCAACTTTAAAATCTGTTAATAGTAATTTAATGTCAGGTGATCTAAAACTTTCAGAAACTTATGAAATGTTATACAATTCAATTGAACAGATTTACGAAGGTGAAAAAGTATATTTAAGTAAAGACACATCAAAAGAAGAAATAAAAGATTTTGTTGATGGTCTAACAGGCGAACAAATGAAAAAAATACAAGGTTTTTATTCCAGTATGCCTAGATTAGAACATAAATTAAATGTTAAAAACCCTGTCACAAACGTTGAAAGTGAAGTGACATTGAAAGGCCTGGCCGATTTTTTCGGGTAGCCCTCTCACACGATAGTTTAGAAAACTATTATGAAACTAACTTTGCTTTGATGCAACATCATAAATATTCATTGACAGAGTTAGAAAATATGATACCGTGGGAGAGGGAAATATACGTTACTATGTTAGTAAACTATATTAAAGACGAAAAAGAAAAAAGACAAAGAGAGGGAAAATAATAATGTCTGAAGAAGTAAAGGTTGCAGAACCTAAACAAAAAATACAAGTAGATTTAGAGGTTGATACATCTGTAAAAGATTTAGGTGTTAACCCATACGCAAAACTAATTCATATGGCAAGAGCAGTTGACGCTTGGAGAATATTTCCAAGATTGTTTTTGACTGTATATATCATATTATTATATAAATGTGTAATATGGTATATGAACTTATCTGCACCTACAATGGAACAAAGTGGTTTGATTAGTATTGTAGTTGGCGCAGGTGCCGCTTGGTTTGGTTTATACACAGGAACAAGTAAGAAAAGTAAATAATAATGGCTGAAATTACACTCAAAGACGAATCAGTATTACAAATAGGTGAATCTGTATCTAAAGGATTTAACGATTTAGTCAATACAGGTAAATCTATTTTAATTAATCCTGCTGGTCAACCATTGACTAGTAGTGCGTCAGATATTGCTGAACCAACAAGTGATTTTATTGGTCCAAGAATGCCTGAAAATAGTATGATGAGTGTATTAGAAAGTATTAGAGATGGTATCCAATCATTAGTAGAATCATTTACTGATAGTTTATCTTTTCAAAAACAAGAAGAAAAAGAAAAAGAAAGAGCAGATAGAGTTTCTGCTGCTTCTACTCCTCCACCTAGTGATAGTGGTGATACAGGACCAGGTATATTTGCTAGTGCCTTTGCAAGACTTGCGAAAATAAAAGAAGGTGCTTCTAATTTATTATCAAAAGAGGGTTTTTTTGGAATGTTAATCAAAGGTGGATTGATTGCTGGATTAGTTTTACTAGCCACAACTTTAAACAAATTTGGTAAAGAAATTGCTGAAAAAATTACACCAATAGTAGATGGTCTAAAAGATTTTTTTGGAGGCATTTTTAATATATTATCAGGAATATTTTCTTCAGATAATGAAAAAATTAATGAGGGAATAGATCAATTAAAAGGTTTAGGATCAAAAATAGCATCATTTTTTATAGATTTGACAAATAGTATATTAACTACAATAGGTGAGTTATTTGGTATAGAAGGATTAACTATAACAAAAATTAAAAACTTTTTTGTAGATATTAAAAATAAAGTTGTTGAAAGTTTTGATAATGCAATAGCATTTTTTACAGAAGATATACCAGCAAAAGTAACAGAGATTAGAGATAGTGTAAAACAATTCTTTACAGATACATTTGATAAAATTAAAAATGGTGTTAAAGATGCCTTTGCTTCTGTAGGTAACTTCTTCTCTGACTTAGGAGATAGTGTAAAGACACTTGTTAACTCAGCAATTGACGCATTACCATTACCAGGTTTTATAAAGAAGAAACTAAAATTAGAAACAAAGGCATCAAGAGCGGCAGATGATATGGTTACAGAAACAGGTATCAAAGCAAAATATGCAGATGATAGTGTAACAGGAATGCAAAGAGAACGTATGACTGGTGGTGGTGCCACAATGGAAGAAGGATTTGCTGAAGCACAAGGTGAAAATTACGGTACAGCAAATATAACACAAACAAATACATTTGGTAATACAACATCAGCAAGAGGTATACTAACGCCTGAACAATTTACAGAATATAATAAATTAGATATAAATGGTCAAATAGAATATTTAAAAAATTTGAATGAAGAAGAACAAAGAAGACGTGAGATAATTTTAAAATTAAAACAAGATAAGATTGACCACGATAAAAGACTTGCCAAAATGATTGAAGAAGGTAAAGCATTACAACCAGAATTTGGTGGTGAAATAATATCACCAGACGATCAACTATTACAAGATGATATGGCTTACGCTAGACGAACAAGACAAATGAAAGAAGATAGTGCTGCAATGGCAAGACGTGACGAGGGTAAAGTAAATGTAGTTAATACTAGAGGTGGCGATAGTAATGTTACTACAGCAAATAATACATATACTAATATTGTGGAAGACACAAAAACATCAGATAATAGTTTGAGAGATTATCTATCTGCTTAATAAGGACCTAAATCTTTTTCAGTAATCAATTTAAACTCTGCACCATTGTCTTCACAATAAGACTTTGCTGCTGTCCATTTCGCTTGATTTTTAATATACTCAAAACTATCACGCATAAACGCTCTTGTTTTCTTTTTAGGTGTCTTTGGTGGTTTACATTGACGAGATGGTTTGATTTCAATAAGAAACTTTTTACCTTTGATTGTCTTTACAATGAAGTCAGGATAGTATGAATGATACTTTTTATCAATAGGATTAAAATAACGTATGGATAATTCTTCACTTGCCCAATTGACTATATCAGGATTACGGTCACAGTGTAACATAAACTTACGCTCAAGTAGTGAACGATACACTATTTTAGATGGGTCGCCAACGTATTTTTTAGGGTTAGATGGGCGATATAAACCTTTGTAAGACTTCTTCATTGTGTTATAAATATTGTAATATATATAAAGGAAAACAATGGCTTCAATAAAACTAGGTCAATTATTAAGTATCGCTAGTAGATTTAGTGGTAACGCTCTATCAAATCAACAATCGAAAGCGGCGGCTGCAAATCTATTAAAACAATCACCGTTAGAGATACCTGACGCTAAATCACCAACTTCACATATGGCAGCGAACACATTATCGTTTGCGCCTATACAATTTCCTAGTGATTTAGGTAATGACGAACAAGGTCATTTTATGATATTCTATTCTGTATCTAATAAACACTCTGCTTTATCAGATAAAGAGAATATGCAAAAATTAGGTATGGGTGTGACATATGACGACTATGGCGTATCAAGTTATACTGTAGAAAAATTAAAATCAAGTAGAGATGGTGATGCAATACAAATAGGTAAGACACCTAAAAATAGTATTACTGCTAAGAAACCTACTCATACTCAAATAACAGGTGCAGTTGCATTATATATGCCACCATCTATTAAAGCAGAGTATAGTGTTAACAATGGACCATCGGATACAGGATTAGGTGGATTGGCTGTAAGAACGTTTGCGAATACAACTTCAGCCTCAGACACACAATCTCAAACAGAAGCATTTTTAAAAGGTGTAGGTGGATTTGCTTTACAATCAGCAAAGAATTTAGGTGTAGGGTTAGCAGAAGCAGCAGGATTAGGAGATGTATCAGGTGCGATTAGTAAAGTTACAGGATTTGCTGAAAACCCATTTACAGAAGTTGTATTTGAAAAAGTAAACAATAGAGATTTTACATACTCATTTAATCTACAAGCAAGATCACAAAAAGAAGTACAAGACATAGACAAAATTATTAAGTTTTTCAAATATCATATGATGCCAGAGATGGAAAATGATGTTAGTGGTGGTAGATATTTTAAAGTACCTAGTGAGTTTGAAATACACTATGCTTACAATGGTCAAGTAAATAACTATTTAAATAAAATATCACGTTGCGTATTAACAAACACATCTGTTGCTTATGGTGATGGTGACTTTACAACATTTAGACAATTTGATCCTACAGGTGCGGCGCCAGTTAATATTAAAATGACATTGGCGTTTACAGAAACAGAAATTATGACTAAAGAAAGAATAATGGAGGGTTATTAAGATGGGATTATTCTTTGAACAGTTTCCTAAAATTACATACGATATTTCAGGTAATAACTACTATAAACTAGTCACAGATATTTTTAGAAGAATTAAGATTAGATCCAACATTGCTGACAATGTATCATTGTATTCGAGTTATGATGTGCCGTCAGGTGAAACACCAGAAACAACATCATTTAAACATTTTGGTACAACTGATTATCACTGGATAGTATTAATGACAAACAATATCACAGATAGATATTATGGTTGGCCACTAAATGAACAAGACTTTGAAGCCTATGTAATACAAAAGTATGACAATCCAGGCGCAGTACATCATTATGAGATTACACAATCAAGTGGACCACAAACAAGTAATGGTCCTTTTGATTACTCACACAAAATAGAAGTTAATAGTACAGAGGCAGGCGCAACATCTGTATCAAACTATGAATACGAAAGAAGACTACAAGACGAAAAAAGAAACATCAAATTATTAGATCCTAATTATCTACCATTATTTTTAGAAGAATTTGAAAAACTAACAAGAGAATAAAATGTCAGTCATTGGCGATAACAAAGATACATTAAAATTTGCTGGCGATTTTCAATTAGATACTTGTTCACTTGTATCCTATCGTAAAGCAGCAGAGGCACAAGACTCAGCAGTTAGAGTTAACATATTACCACAAGTAATGTCAGTTACATATGTGGAAGACATAACCTTACAATGTATCACAGGTGAGATTGTGATTGCAGATAACCAAGACATTAGAACAGCGTTACCATTGACAGGAATGGAACGATTAGAACTTAAATTTTACACACCAGGAAGTGAATTACAAGATAGAGTAGAGGCAATAGAAGAAACATCTGATCCATATTATGTTTACAAGATAGAAAAGATTAGACCATCAGGTGGTACAGGTAGACAACAAGTTTACAAATTACATTTTACAAGCAGAGAAGCATATCGTAATTCATTGTTTAGAGTAAGTCAAGCATTTACTGGACCAGTCGAAGACGCAGTGTTAAAGATAGTCAAGTCACCAGATTACTTGGACAGTAGAAAACCATTACACATAGAAGAAACAAAGACAAATTCAAAATATGTCATACCCAATAAGAAACCATTTAACGCAATACATTTTCTAGCAAAAGAATCCATATCTAAAAACTACAACAACTCAAACTATCTATTTTATGAAACTATGAATGGATTTCACTTTAGAAGTATTGAATCATTAATGGCACTTGGTGGACATACAGCAAGACCAGTCAAAGAAAAGTATCATCTACAACCAGCAAATGTAAGAGTACAAGGTGAAAGAGATATAGACAAAGAGATGAGAAGTGTGGCACATTACTCATTTGAAAACTCTGTAAATCAAATAGAAAGTTTAAACACAGGTCTATTTGCAAGTCGAGTTATACAGCACGATATGTTTAATAAGACTATAACAGAATTTGATTTTGACTATCATACATCTTTCGTTAATTACTTTCATACAGAACACGCTGACGGTGCCAAGACAGGACTTAAATTCATACAACCGTATGCATACTTTGACAACACAAAGAAACTATTTTCAGAACAACCATTACAAAAACTAATGGTCACTTCCGACACAGGTCATTTACATAATGATTACACACGACCAAATAGAAGCGAAGTAATACAAAACAGTCAATCACAAAGACAACAGTTACTTAATAATAATTTAATTTTAAACGTACCAGGCAACACAAAGATACACGCTGGTGATATGATTTCGTTTACGTTACCATATGCGAAACCAGTAGGACCAGATGAAAAACAAGAATTGAATCCATACCACGCAGGGCGTTATCTAGTATTACAAGTAAAACATATAATATCGCCATTGGCAAAGAAACACGAAATGGTATTAAGATGTGCGAAAGATGCCGTAAACTCTACACTACCAGTAGAAACAGACACTGATGTGGTAAAACTCAAAGATAAGAAAAACAGCGAGATTATTACAGTTTACGAAAAAGACGAAACAGAAGTACAATCATCTCATAGTAATATAGGAGTAACAAACAATGTATTTACTTAATCTCTCCGAGATGCTCGCTAGAATCGCTGCTAAAGCGTGTAGGAAGAACGCTAAGGCGGTGGCTATGAGAGGATATATAACTAATCATATGAAAGATAAACTTTCACAATATAAGAGGATATAATGAAAATTAAAGAAGAAATTAAGACAATCATAGAAGACTACTCAGAAGCCAGAGATATATCAATGGAATACAATAAGTACGATGGCTTCTTTAAGGGTATCAGAGGAACAGAAACGCCATGGAACTTTGTAAAACACCCGTTTTTACTTAAAGTTAAGGGCCTTCTTGCGAGTCTTAAAGTGATTGAGATAAGTAATAGAACAAATTAACAAGATAAGTGCCACCTTGCGTACACCCTTTTTAAATGGTAACTTATGGCGCATGGTGACCTTATTAAAACAAGAGGCATTAGAAGAAAAAAAAGATGAACGATCATAATTTTTTAGGACGAAATGGTTTTCTGTGGTTCACTGGCGTTGTAGAGGATAGATTAGATCCACTTAAAGTCGGTAGAGTAAAAGTAAGAGCCGTTGGCTTCCATACGTCTAATAAAGAAAAGTTGCCAACAAGCGATCTACCGTGGGCGATCTGTGTATTACCGACAACGGCGCCTGGTATATCTGGACTTGGTTCTTCTCCTAGTTTTCTTGTTGAAGGTTCGTGGGTTTGGGGTTACTTTAGAGATGGCGAAGACGCACAAGAGCC